TATAAATATGTTCTAAAATAAAAAAAGTGGTACAAGACCACTTTATTCAATTACTTCGTCAATTTTACTTTCCGAAACTGAGGTTATTCTCCAATCGTGAGTAAAACCTTCATATCTTTTTGTGACTTTTGCTTCCACATCTGTCACTGAAAAACCCTTAACAAGTTTTTCTTCTCTAATTTTTTTGATTTTACCAGAATTCTCATCAGGTAAGTCATACTGAATTTTTGCTACAAAAAATTTTTCGTCCATAATATTATTTTCCCAAAAAATCGTTCAATTTTTTCATTAAGTCAAGAGACTTATCCATTGAATCTGGTTGAGATTGTTGTTTGTGCTTTATTTCTTCTTCTAAATTTTCCTCATACTTGTTTCTATCATCGGGATTAGAAAATAAATAAGCTCCTGGTGTTGATGGTGAGGATACTAAATCAAAACAAATTAACTCAAAATCGTCTTGAACTTCATTTCTTTCTCCAACCTTTTTTAAAGAACCAACTCCTCTTGAAGAAACTCCCATTGTTACACCTTGTCTCATTAAGTTAGCGGCTTGGTCACCTTTAGTTGACACAATACCTCTTTCATGAAATCCTGGAGATGTTAACAATTTAAGTTTACCCATCAAAATATTTTTATCCCACCAAATATCAGTAATGATGTGAGATACTCTATCTAAGTCAATTAAAGATGATTCAGGGTGATTTAATTCTGAAGTAGATAAACCTTTAGCAATTGCTTTTTTATAACTTTCGGCTTCTCTTTTTAAAATCCTTTCAGGATAAAATCTACCGTTTCTATTTGGAGTATCGTATTTCTGAAGAACCGCATAAAATTCAAATGGATTTTTATAATCCAAGTTTGCAGCTTCTTTTAAAATATCTGAATTAAGTCTATCTTTTGGAGATACGTGACCCGCATCCATTTCAATTAGTATACCATGACCAACTTCGCTAGCCTCTAAAATTCTCAAATTTTTCATCTAATCTTTTATGATAAATATACGGTATTGATAAGTTTATTCTTTTTCGTCTTTTTTAGAAATTGAAAATTCAAAATGTTTGTTTTCTATAATGTTGTTTTTAAAAATGTTTCGTACGATTTGTTTTACTGAATCTTTAATTTCCTTTGATTTGAAATCTATTTCAGATATTGTAAAAAGATTTACCTCTAAATTAAAAAAGGATTTTTTTCCGTGAGATATTCCACTTGTTCTTAAATCTAAATCAACAATACTATTTTCTTGAAAAATTTTTTGATTGATTGAATTAAATACGGAATGTTTAATTTCTCTGTTTAAATTACCTACAATACGATTCCAATTTTCAGTCTCATATTTTGGTGTAATCCAAGATTGGATGTTAATATAGACGGATTTTAGGTTTTTGGAATCAACTGTTCCATAGACTGATTTAATAGGATTGTATAAATTCAACTTTACACTTTTGCCTTTTTTCATTAATTTTCATTGTTATTATGTTTATTTTCATTAAAAAAATAACACATATAAATGTTAATGTCAAAAATTTTTTAAGTTTTCAAGATATTTGTAAGATATGCTAATAATAGAAATCAAAAACGGAGAGAATATTGAAAGAGCTCTCAAAACACTTAAGTCAAAAGTGATTAAAACAAAACAGAATCAAAAACTTTCAGGTAGAAAACAATACATTAAACCTTCTGTTGTAAACAGAAATAAAGTTTTAAAGGCAATTTATATTCAGAAAAAAAGAATATCTTAAATTGACCCTTCTAAGTTTTTAAGTTTTAAGAAATTAACCTGGTCAAACTTTTCAGTCTTAAGTCTATCAATTGTTTCAGAAATTTTTGTTTTTAACTCAAACTCTTCTTCGTTATCTAAAATAGATTTTAATTTAGTAATAGTACTTTCTTTTAAAGTTTCAAATTTTGTCTCAAGAGATTTAGAATCTTCAGAAATTAATTTAAAAAATTCTTTTTTAGTGTTTTCATCTAAAGTTTCAATATAAGTTCTTAAAGTTTGATTTGCAATATTAACCATTGATTTGATTGGTATATTGATTGATTCTTTAATTGTTTTTGAATTAGATGTTAAAATAGAAATTATATTTCTTTTTGATTGTATCCTCTCATGAAGATTTAATTTGTTAGTATAAACTAACGTATCAATATCAGAATATTTGTTTTCGGCTGATTCCTCCAAAGCCTTTGGAAGTTTAATAGATGGTAAAATTTTACCTAAAAGATTTACACCTTCTTCTAAAAATTCTTTAGCGTCGGATTCAGATAATCCCTGAGGAGTACTTAATTGGTCATACAAAGAATAAGCCTTTGAAATTGGCTTATCATTCAAAACATTGTGTTTGAATTCTCTCAAAGATTTCTTGAATTCTTTTTCGTTCTGATACGACTCAAGAAGATTTTTTTCAATTATGGATTTTATTTTACCGAAGGTCATCTTAACATTTTTTAATAAATATTAGGAATTTAGTAACTTATCCAATTCTTTTGAAATTTCTCCTAAAGATTCTTGTCCATGACCTAAATCTATGAATGTTGCTCCGTCAATTAAGTTGTTTTCAATCAACATATTTAAGCTATTTAATTTTGACTCAGGTATTGGTGGTTCTCCTTCAGTTGGTGGTGGAGGAGCTTCTCCCCCTAATTCCTCTCCTCCTGGCGGTGGCGGAGGTGTTCCTAAATCTCCACCTGGAGGTGGTCCTAATTCCTCGGCACCACCTGGAGTTGTTGAAGCTCCCGCTGATGGTGTTGAGCCCGAAGGACTTCCGTAAAGTTTGTCAATATTATCAAAAATACCTGTCTTAGTAATAACAGTTGCTGTTGCTTTAAGTTCTTCTCCAACAGCTCTTTCAATTCTTTGTTGTTGTAGGTCAAGTCTAATTTCTTCGTCTGACCAACCAAAGATATGTTTCTTAGCCCAAGTAGAAGATGTTGCTTGAATACCATTTCCTGGGTCGGCAACCAAGTCTTTATATAATAATATTTTTTCTTTCCAAATATCTACTTTAAGTAAATCTGCTTGTGTAGATGGGTTAGTTAATCCTAATGTAAAGTTTTGTAATTCGTCCTCAAACCCTAATAAGAATAAATGCACAATTGCAATCTTATTAAGCTCTTGAATCATACTTTTTTGAATTCTATTAATTGTACGAGCAAATCTAATATCTTGTAATGCTAGGTTTTTTCCGTCACCAACAACTTCTTCAAATCCTAAAAATGCTTTAGGAACACGAAGAGCAGTTAATAATTTCTTTTGAATATATTCAATATCCGCAATTTCTGATAAATTTGTTGCTCCTGGCAATGTATCAATTGGGCTTGGTGCCGCTGGGTCTCTAACAGGTACAAAATAATCTTGGTCAACCGCCATTTGGTTGAATCTCATATCCACATTACCTGTCTTACTATCAACAATTTGTTCTCTTTTGAATTTGTTAGCAACACGTTGTACATATGCTTCAACATCATCATCATTCATATTTCCAACAAATACTTTAAAGATTCTTCTTTCAGGAGCTCTTGAAGTTCTATAGATTAACATAGCATCTTCACACAATAAAAGTTGTTTCCAAGTTCTTCTTGCTTTTTCTAACATAGAAGTACCATAAGGAAGTTTTCTATCATCACCCAATAATCTAAAGTGAGCCATTTCCCATGATTGGAATTCCATATTTTTGTTCTTCCAAGTGAAATGTAATGCCTTTTTGTCCTTATCTAATTCTTTTGTAATATCAACAGAAATTTTTTGACTAACACCAACTTCATGTCTTTCAATTTCAATTGTTGGTAATTGTTGAACACCAACAACTCCTTTCTCAGGGTCTAATTTCAAATACACAAAGTTATCACCATACTTACAAGTGTTTCTTGTCCACATTGGTAAGTTAGTGTTAATATCCAATGAGTTGTTAAATAAATCGGCTAATACACCCTTAATTCTTTTTGATTCAGAATAAATTTGTAATATAAATCCATCTTCATTTGTTGTTGTAGATTCTTCAGCATAAATGTCCAAAGCTGCAGAAATCTCAGGAGTATACTCCATTGATTCATAATCATACTGAGAAGATAATCTTGTTGGCTCATAATAAATTGCTTGAGAATATAAATTATTCTCAACCTTAGCCCATTGATTTGCTAAATAAAAAGTTTGTTGTGCTTGAAGTTTTTCGGTTTCGTATTCCTGTTTGTTTGTTGTACGCAACAATTCCTGTTTATCAAACTTAAATGTTGGATAATCTTGTCCTAAAAGTGAATTAGGTCCAAATGTTTGCGACAATCGTTGCCAAACCGTCATGTTCTGTTCTGCCATATTACAATTTTACTTATTACCTTGATAATATAAATAGTTATTTGGAACCAAATAACCATCCATATTTTTGATAATCAGCTTTAGTGGCTGATTGGTTACTATAAGGGTTTTGTCTTCCCATTTGAGGAATCATTGGATTAAAGTAATCTGAAGTGTTTTTATTCTCGTTAACGACAGATGTCCAAGAATTTAACATTGCTTTTGTATGATTAACAACTTTTTGTAAGGATTGAAATGATTTTTCTGCAACATATATTGCCATAGAAATACCCATAATACAGTCATCATGATGACCTTTTTGATGGTCTGGTCTACCATTCACATAAATAAATGTGTTCATTTCGTTATATAATCTATGAGAATATATTTTGAAATCGTGTCTACACGCTTCTTCCAATGATGCAATAATTTGAACTCTTTTATTGTTGAAATTAATACCAGGTATTTTTTCATTCATTTTTGGGTCCCATTTCCACTTATTATTTGGGTCAACATTATCAACGTACATCCCTCCTTGATAACCCATTTCTTGCATTTTTCTTGCTGTAGCGACCCCCATTCCACCTGTTAAATCCACAACACAATATGCGGTATACATACTTCCCCACTTATAAGCAATCTCAGCAGTAATGTCTGGTGGAACTTTTCCAACATATTCAAGTACTTGTTCTCTTGTATCAAAATCAATTATTTGAATGCTACTAAAATCTTCCGAGTCACCTCTTGATACGTCCACACCCATAACATATTTATGACCATTTTCTGGTTCTTTAAAAATCCAAAGTGAGCCGCCCATCATTTTAGCTAAAGGTTCTCTTAATTGATTTTTTGAAATGTTCTGCATTAATTCAGAGTCAAAAACGTTATCACCTGAACCCAAGAAATTGCATTCTAATTCCTGAGCCACTTTTCTCCTATCAAACTTTAACTTTTTAACCATTCCTTCAAACCAAGACGAACATGGTTTATACCCCTGACTTATATAATCAGTTGTTATTTCATGGTCTCGTTCATATGGATTATCAATTGATAACTCCACAACAACATCTTTGGCATAATCTTCTCTATTTAACAAAAAATGAACTAAATCATTTGTTTTAACCATATACAAATCTTTTGTATATCTTGGGTCACGATACCAGTACATTTCAGAAATTTTGAAGTCATTCATATTTCTTAATGCTTGGTCATAAATTTCATAATAAATTGCGTCGTATCCGTTTGGAGTAGAAACAACGATAACCTTACCACCCGTAGATAGTGAGGCCATACACGCTGACCAAAAATCTCCGTCAGCCTCAATGAACGCCGCCTCATCAAAAATAAGAATAGTTGGGGTATAACCTCTCAACGCATCCTTTGATGTTGCAACCGCTTTAACTTCACAGTCATTAGTAAGTTTAAAATGTCTTTGTGCGTTTTTATCAGGTGAAAATCCAACACCTACCCAAGATGGCCATTGTTCTGTAAAATTTCTAATTTTGTTAGCCATCTCAACGGATGTATCTAACTTATTGGCAATGATTAGAATTTTTTCAGGTTTCTGTTTTTTGGCAAATACCAATTTTTTGGATGCCCATGCAGCGGTTACTGTTGTTACACCAGCCTGACGATACTTTAATGCAATGTTTTCATTGTGGGCATCGTAATCTTCAATAAGACTAACTTGGTCAGGAAAAAGGTCTAAGGGAACATACTTTGATACTGTGTTATCGTATGTCTGTAAATAAGTACGAAGTGCGTAAGGAGTATTCCTCATACACTTCGTAACTTCTATAATTAATTGTTCTTTAGTCACAAATTATTTTTTGGGTCTTGATATACCCAAACTACCAAAGAAATCGTCAAGTCCATCATCTTCATCAAAATCATCATCATCAGATTCAATCCCTTTTTCTTCTTTATAATCTTCAAACTCACTCTTCATTTCTTGGGCTTCTCTCATAACTTCTCTGAATCTATCAGTTGCTTTTTTAACTTTAGATTCATCTTCTGAAATTGCATTTCCGATAATTTCTAAAAATTCTTGTGCTGGTATTTGGTATAACAAAATTTGAAACCAGTTTATTAGACCCTTGTTTGATTCATCAAACATTTCATCAGGCATTGCGTGTCTAAACTTTTCTACAATCTCGGGTCCTATTCTTAATTGCATTGGTTCGTTAGATAATACATCTACCGCTCCTCTAACTTTATCACGAATATCAGGATTTTTAGAATGACCATGTCTACCTTTAGCCTCTTCTAAACCTTTAATAATTTCATGACATAAGATAGGGAATATCATTCCTACTGCAATAATTTTTGTGTCAGGTTGTTCTTCACCACCACCACCTTCTTCACCATCTTCTTCATCTGCATCATCTAATGACACTTTACCTGCAACACCTTGACCTGTTTGACTCATCATTTCAATCATTTGTTCCATAGTAAAATACATGAAATCATTGATTGCCATAATTCCCAAATAATCTCCATATAGAGATGGGTCAATAGCATCTAATCTTGCTCTAATGTCAGGCTTTTGAAAAAGGTAATGTCCTCTTTTTGCAGCGCCTTGAATAATTGCATTTATTATATTTCTTTTATGTTTTTCTAATTCTAATTCTTCCTCATCTGTTAAATCCTCAATATCAAATGATGGAATTTCTAATTCATCTTTCTCCTCATCATCATCTTCGTCATCCTTTGGTTCTTCAGGTGAAAATCTAAAATCTGAAACATCAGGTTGTTGTCCTAAATGTGGTTCAATTTGATACCACCCTTCAGGTACTTCTTGCTCTTCTAAACTGGCATCAACTGCTAATTGTTCAAGTTCATCTTTATGAGCAGATTCAATTGACATAATGTTTCTAAGCTTACCCATCATCTCATTATAAATCATTCCTTGAACTTGCTGAGAACCAATATTTCTATTACCTACAACTTCTTTTAATTTATCCGCAACTTTTTGGAATCTTTGACTAACTAATCTTTGTACATCAGCAACCCCCTTTCTCATTGCAGGATTTTGTGCATATAAACTATCAGGACTAGCCAATTTTCTTTCCAAACTTGGGTCCATTCTTTCAGGTCTATTACCGTAATCTAATTGTTCTTTTAATTTTTTTGCCATTTTCTTATTTTTGTAAAAGTTGCATAATAACATCTATAACCTCATCTTTCGCCTTTTCAGCAGATATTTTTTGAGCCTTTGGGGATTCTTTTTCTCCTGGGTTTGGATTCTTACCAGGATGTGATGGTCTTGGTCTAGTTGCTGGTTTTCCTGGTTTTGTGGTTGGAGATGTCTTTGGTTTTGATGGTGCAGTTGCAGGACCTGCTTCTGACAAATACTTAACTAAATCACCTTTAGTAATTCTTGGTGGGATATTTCTTTCAACTATTCTCATAATTTCGTTTTCTAAAAACAAAGATACGGGATTTTTTCCTTCTCCCAATTGTTTTTTAATTTCTCTTACACATCTTTCCCACTTT